CAATACGAGATTGTACACCTTTACTGTAGTCTTCTAATTTTTCGTCTTCTTTTACTGGTTCTTTTGTTTCTTCTTTTAATGGTTCTTTTGTTTCTTCTTTTACTGGTTCTTGTTCCGTGGGTGCTGCTTCTTCTTTAGGTGCTTCGGTTTCTACAACCGACTCATCTTTTTCTTCAGCAACTTCGATATCGGCTCCTGGGCCGGATGTATCAATGTCTACTGTTTTCTTTTCTTCTGCTTCTGGCATAGTTTCCTCCTATGGTTAATATTCATGCAAGAGATCCTCTGGACTCTTGATGGTTGCTAAAACTTCATCGTCGTTTAGCAGACGTATTTCCCCACCTTCTATTTTAATTCTGGATCCTGCATAACGGGCAAACATTACCCATTCCCCCTTCTTGCACCACGGACCTTCAGGAAATCTTTCCTTATCCGCATAACATTGAGGACCCATCTTTAAAACTAAACCACATTGAGAACCAACTTGTTGTTTTTCTAAAGTTGACTCTGCTAAGTGTATTCCACCTTTAGTTTTACCATCCATTTTAAATGGCAATACTAAAAGTCTCCAACCCGTTGGGTTAGGAATTTTATTTGAATCTGTTTCTTCTGATTTTTTTACACCAACTAATTTTTTATTTGGTAGGTGTATTTTTGATGTCGACGACTGTTCCATTTTTTTGCTCCTTATCATTTAGCAGGTTAGAGAGTTCCTGACGCACTGACTCCAGTGCTTTTATCTGTCCTATTATATAGTTATATTTTTCCATATTGTCAATAGCGCCGGACGTTACCGCTACAGATAAATCTTCTAGTTTTTGATTTAAGAGTCTATTTAGTTTTACGATTACTGCTTCTAGATTCATTTTTTAAAACTCCTTGTAATGTTTTAGCTTGAGCAGCATGGGTTTTAGACGCTTTCTTTAAACCTTTAACTACTTTCTTTATCTTTGCTTTTGCTTTTTTCATATTAACATTTCCATCTTCTTCGTGCCTGACGGATACGAGAATTAGGATCATTACGAGTTTTAGCTGACGAGTTTCTTAATTGACCTGCGCTTCTTGCACAGTACGACTTACGTCGATTTGCAGCTTTTGACCCTTTTTTCACTTTACCAGTCACGGCTGTTTTTAATTTACTACCAGGATTTGCTCTTCTATAGGCAGCAACACCTGCTCTTGTCATGCCTGCGCCCGATTTAGTCGGGCGATAGTTTTTCTTATTTTTAGAGATTGGATTCTCTCTTTTTCTCATTATTTTTTCTTAGCTGTTTTTGCTGATTCTCTAAACGCTTTAGCTGTAGGTGCACCTTTTGATCCTGGTTTTCTAGGTTTACCACCACGTTTCTTTTTCATCATGATGTTATAGTACAAACCTTTTTTAGCTTTACGTCCGCTTTTAGTTGTATGGTATTTACTTGCCATTGTTTTCCTTTCCACATAGGCATCTTTTGCCTAGTATTTTTTCTATTAAATGTTTAAAAAAATTTTTAATTTTTTCCATTATATTTTTTTTACTTTTTTCTTCTTCTTTTTTCTCAACATCGCAAAATCTTTTCCAGAAATTTTACCGTCTTTGTTAGCGTCAAGTTTAGCTTGACCACCTTTTAAAAATCCTGGTTTTTTAATTTGAGAATTGTATCTTCTATTTGGCATTATTTTTTTCCTCCGTTTCTAAATATTTGTGTACCCTTTATACCAAAAATACTGGCAACTACAAGTACCCATAAATTGGTGAACCATTTCGGAAGTTCATGAAAGTACTCGAAGAATAGCTTTACCTTCTCCATAGCAGCCGGATCGTCCGACATCACTGCCCACATTAACACAACGATAGGCGCCGAAATTATTACGAGGACAAATTCGTCCTTATAATCGTTTTGTCTAGCTTCTAACAATTTACCTTGGTAAGATTCTTCACCTCGGGCCATTTTTTCTGCATGCATTAATTGTGCATCAGACATTGCCATCTTAGTCTTCTGACGGTTAGAATAAATTTTACTTCCCGCTTGTAAAGCGATTTTTGCTAAGCTAAACCAAGCCATACTAGTACCAAGTTATGTCTTTTTGTTTTCTAGCAGCACCAGATCCTTTAACAGGGTTTTTATTACCTGTTGATAAAGCACTTTTGCCTCTAATACTAGTTTCAGATCTTGGATCAGTAATAACTTTACCTTCTTCTATCTTAACTGGTTTAGATTTTTTATAATTCATCATATTTTTATCTCCTATTTGTATTGTTATCTTATTTTGAGTCTTTTTTAAAGCTATTTGACATCTGTTGTTTAACAATTGACGTTTGAGAACGTAATTCTGCTAAATCTTCGTTCTGTTCTAGCTTATCATCGCTAATTTCTTTAGCTTGCACTAATTTTGCTCTATCAATGTTAAATTTTTCTTCATCTGCTTCTGCTTTACGTTGATTTTCCATTGCTCTAAGGTCAACTTCTCTAGATTTTAGTTTTAATAGAGGGTCAGAGTCAAATTGAGACGTAATTTCTTTTTCTTCCTTCATAAAATCAGCCATAGATTCTGCAATCAACACTGCTTTTCTAGCTTCCATGTCCATATTCATTTTTTGTAGCTGTTGTTGAGCTTGCATATTTTGTGGATTCATTTTTGCTTGTTGTTGTATTATTTGTGCTTGTTGCATCATGTCCGCAAACTCTAATTCAATCTGTTCTTGAGCCATTAAACTTATATGTTCTAAAATATTTTTATGCATTGCAGCCATTACAGGCGGATTGTTTCTAACTAAATTAGTTGCCATAAAATTTAAGTGCGCTGTTATATGTGCAGTATGGTCTTGTCCTCTGTATGCTTGAAAAGGTTTACCTGCTAATGCATCAATGTGTTCTAGTGCAGGATCTTTTGGTGCTTTTGGAGCAGGAGGTGGCAATATTTGATCAATATCTTTTACACCAAGTGCCTCGTACATGTTTCTGTATACTGCATTTAAATTATGTATTTGTGGGTTAGACGTAGCTAATTGTAATTCTGTTTGAGCCAAAGATATTCTTTGTGTCATTGAAAATATGTTTGGATCTGCAACAGGTAAAATATCTACTCTATCATCAAAATCTGTTTGTTTAATTACACGTTGTGCACCTATAACATCATAAGGATATTCTGGTGGTAAATAACTTTTAAATACATTAGATAATAATTTAAATTCTCTTTTTAACCCAGCATATAATCTTTTGTGTATTGAAGACATAACTCTAGATCCACGTTCTAATAACGCAACTGTAGTTCCAACTGCGGCTTGTTGATTTCCGTCACCAACTTGCATATCAGCTATTGCAGCAAATCTTTGTCCTGCTTGAACTACGATACCCATTAATTGTAATAATGTTTGAGATGGTTCTTTGTATGGTAAAGGATAAAATGCATCTCTTAACGATCCACCTGGTGCATCTACATCTTTAAATTCACCTGGCTGTATTGGGGATGCTTCGTCTCTAACTCTTACACCTCTTTGTTTAAAACCTGCGGGTAGATTAGATAATGTTCCTGCATCCAACAATTGACGGAGAGCAGACGTTGCCGTTCTACTTAATCCGCCAATCATATGGATTAATCCAAGTCCGTAAAATCCAAGTCCTGGCAGAAATTTGAAGTGGACAAAATATTGAACTTTATTTTTCGTTGGATCTTCTGGTGCAAAATTCCTTCTAATAGAAAGAACTTTTCCACTACCTTCCTCAATTGTTACGATGTAAGGTAATTTTATTCCTGTTGGTTGATTTTCTTGACCAACATCTTCGAAACCTTCTAAATCTAAATTAACATGGCATTCTAATAATGTGTAAATAGTTTCTTGTCTGCCTGTTCCTTTAGTGCCTTCTAAATCTCTTTGTTTGTCTGTAACTTTGTCTTCTACTTTTGTAGGTGGTTGTAATTCTATGTCAGAATAAAAACCAGCAACTTGTTGTTTTCTTAAATCGTTTTCAGATATTTTAATTACATGCATAATAGCTTCTGCATCATCTAGTGATGTTGCAGTATATGGTACAACTAAATCATCTGCAGGTACAAATTTAGATACAGCTCTTTGTAATAACGCATCGTAATAAACTTTTTTAAATGCAGATCCTGACAACGGTAAATAAAATAACATTTGATCAAACTCTGGCTCATACTCTTCCATCTTTTCCATAATTTGATAATTCATAAAATTTTTAACACGTTGAGCTTGTTGTTCTTTTGCTTGGTCAACTTTACCTAAAATTTGTGCTCTTACTGGTCCTTCAGCAGGCAATAATTCTTTATAAGCTCCAGCTTGAAATTGTGTAACAGCTTCTGCCAACACAGGATGTGTTGCACCTGATGCACCTTGAAAAGGTTCATTTCTATTGTTGTATTTAAAACCTAATAAA